ATTATAGTGGGGTTTTTTGGTGTTGCCTCAATTTACTTTTCGGTACTTTTAGGTCACGTTGATCACACGCTGGTTTGATCACACAATCATCACAGCCTGGAGAACTTGATCTGCACACTAACTTTGCATGGGTAATCAACCACATGTGAGCACCGTACTTGTATTTGTCTGGTGTAGAGCCGTTCACAGTTATACTGGCCTTTGCTTCATTTAAATTATCTGCCCAACCTAGTCTCCATAGCAATCTAAAAACATGTGTGTCCACTGCTATGTGAGGTTGTCCCCAAACAAATCTCATAATAATATCAGAACTCTTTCGTCCAACGCCAGGCAAGGTCATCAGTTCTTTTTGTGTTTGTGGCACACGGCCATTAAACTTATCCAATAGCATTTTGCTTGTGCCAAGGATATTTTTAGATTTTGCGTTGTGGAGTCCTGCCGGTCTTATTGCTTCAATTATTTCTTCTCTTGATAATTTTAGCATATCCTCAGGATTATCTGCTAAAGCGAATAACTGTCTACAAGCCATTGC